TTGGCGGCGGCTTGAGCGGCACGGACAACCTGAGCCTCTTGAGCGGAAACTTTCTCCATCATTTTCGGCCCACCAGCCCAAGCCATAGGATTCGTTACAGCTTCTTTTCTGCCGGGCATAGCCACATTACGCACTTCTTCCATGTTCTTTAAACGCTGACCTGCGGCACTCAACTTGCCTTCGCCTTGCGAAGCTTTTGCCGCATTTCTGCCCATTGCAAACTCAGTGGCAACCTTTGAAGCTCCGCCAGTCATTGGAGTTAAAGCCGCCGCTGTGTTTGAAAGATTACGCATAACGCCTTCCTTTGAGGATGGGCTTGCGTAGTAGTCCTTTATTGCGTCAAACATACCGTAATTTTTTTTGCGGTTCTCAGAACTTGCCACCGCTTCAGCAGATGGAGCTTGATATTTAAGTGACGATGCCGAGGGAACGCTTTTATCAACGGCGGGCATCCCACGACTCGTAGTGGCCTCCATGTTGCGCCGGTCTTCTTGTGACTTTTGAATTTTGTTTGCGGCTTTTACAAACTTGTTTTCTTTTGACTCTGGCAACTGAGTGTATTCAGGAGCAGAAGGACGCTCACCAGCCAAGGCACGGCGGACATCAGCATTGATGTTGTTCATATACGCAGAACCAGCATCACGATCCCGCATAGCCTTGCGGAAGATTTCTTCCCCCTCTCCCTCAACAAGGCTACCGTCAGTTTCGCCAGCGTAGCGTTTGATTTTGCCGCCGCCCTTGAATGTTTTCATTTTTTTAGCCATGATTTCCCTTTAACAGGCTTTGCCGCCCATGCTCATTTTGACCATCTTGCCTTTGGTGTGACCTTTGGCTTGAACTGTATGTTCACCGTGAGGGCGCTTGCCACCTGATGTGACTTTGCCCATTGGAGTGGCGATCATGCCACCTTTGGCAAACTTCATAGGGGCTTTGCCCATCATTTGCTTCTTGTCCATCATCATGTCTTTTTTAGAGCCTTCTTTAACGCCCTTCATTTCGACATCTTTCTTGGACTTCTCAAATGGCATCATGCCCTTTGGCATTCCGCCCTTTTTGAGTTTGGTGAGGTCAGTCTTCTTGCCGCCATGAGCTTGCTTGTCATGCATTGACAAAGCTTTTTTGACAATCTTTTTGTCTTGCTTGAGATTGGACTTCATGGAAGCGCCGCCTTCTTTGAATTTCTTGCCCATATCTGCTTTCATAAAATCTTCTCCAACTGATTGAGGAACTTTTAGCCGCTTTGCGGCTGACGGATTGTTGGCTACCAGAGCCATCAAATTGTGTTGCTTTTTACTTTGGCTGGGCATCATCTGCCGCCTTGAATAAGCTGGTCAATTTTTTCTTCAAGGCGGTTAAAGCGTTGATCAATGTGGTCTGTAAGTCTTTGCACTTCTGCTTTAGTTGCTGTATCACGAGCGATTTCCTCACGAGTTATGTTTAACAGGCGCTCAATGCGCTTTACATCTTCAAGCTTCTCACGAACAAAAAACCACAATGCACCAGTAACAAGAGACAAACCCAAAGACCAAATGGTGTTCATGTCCATTACACAAACCTACCCTTCGTCTTGCCTTTGATGGCACAGCCATCTGCGCGACTAGAGGCACTAGAGACTTTACCGCCTTTGGCTTTTTTAACGGAATTATTTAATGCTTTCTCGTACTCTGCACGAGCAGTTGTTCTTGCCGGGCCTTTATCCGGAAGACCTGATGGACGACCCGGTTCATACGCGCCCCTCTCACCCATTGTAAGAGGAATGTCATATGTGGCCATACCTTTCGGTTGTGACATTTTTGTAGCAATACCTGCTGATGCCCTGTATTGCTTGACGGCTTCGGCATTTTCTGGCGTTCCCGCCGGAAATCCAACATCAGCCATTCTTTTCTCAAGCGCCTCATAAGACATTTTATTTTTTGCCATTTTTTACCTCAACACTTCCAAGCCCGAAGGCTTTTGTTAATCCTCGAATTTGGATCCTTGGCAGTTTTTTCGCTCGTCAATTTCTTCTTCATCCCTTCCATACGGGCGCAGAAGGAGTCGCGGCGTTTGCCGCCTTCTGGTTGTGGGCGCTTCAGATTCATCCCTTGAGCCTTCGCCGAAGCTCTCCCTTTGGCGTTTAAACCGCCCTTGGGATTCTTGCCTTCCGCTCTTTGCCATGCTGGGGATTTAGCCATTGACCACCTTCTTTTCTTCCTCTATGGGGCGAAGCATTGGGTACAGGTAATCCTCGCCAAAAGAGCCTTCAAACTCATGGATGCCCATGTGTCCAAGCTTGATGGTGGGATCAATCCAAACCTCAAATCCAGCCTCTCTGGCACGGTCGCAGAAGGTGTAATCCTCCCCAACGTAACCCTCTGGGGTGGACTTGAAATCAAAGAACGAATAAGACTTGCCGTCTTGGATACGGTCATCGATGTATGCCCACTCAGGATGTGCGTCCCGCAAGGTGGTGAAGACATCACGGCGGATGATCATAAAAGCTGTAGCAACCCGCAAGGCACGAACAAGACCCATTGGGTTCATTTGAACCTGACGGTCTTCATCAATATCCAGCGTAGAAATGTAGACCTTGCCTTTTTTACGAGCCACAGGAATACCAGCCACAATGCCTTTTTTGGGATCACTGTTCCAAGCCATCAGACGGAAAACATCATCAGCATTGAAGGTGATGTCAGAGTCAATGAACATCAGGTCAGTGCAGTCAGACTCCAAGAAGTCATACGCAATCAAATTTCTGGCACGAGAAACAACGGAGCATCCAGAGACGTTGCCTACTTGGATTTGAACTCCGTGCTTCTGAGCTTCAACACAGAAATGGGCAAATGAGATTGCCCACTTCGTTGCCACCTTGTAGTCATACGAAGGAATGCCGATCATTATTTTTCGACCAACCAAATTGAATGAGCCTTCTTGTTGCATAAGTTAACCGTAGAAAATAGTAACTGAATCGGCATCACCAATGTCGCAGTAAATGCTTGTTTTAAACAAAATTCCTTCACCGGGAATTTGAATATAAAGCCCTCCGGAATGATTGGAATCAATCTCCAGAATCACTGAACCTGTAGCGGTGGCGGCATCATAAAATTTAAGATGATCAAGAGGAGCGCCATCCGAAACATGAAACAGCACTCCTTTTAATCTGGCTCGACCAGCATACAGCAAGGCACTCACGTTTGAGTGGGCCGATCTAACATCCGTTTGCATCATGGCTAATCCTTTCGAGAAAAAAAGGGGAGACTAGCTCCCCGTCAGATTAGTTTTGAGTGGCAGTTGGGTTTGCCGCACCATCTGAGTTGCGGACAGAGTAAGTGATGATGATGGTTGCCGCACCCGTGGTAAGTCCAGCGCCAGCCAGCGTGTAGGTAACGATGGCATCAGTTGTGCCAACATTGAGGAACAAGGCTGGTGTTGTTGCATTTGCAGTCAAGCTGATGCCGCCAACAGAGGTGATTGTTCCTGTGGTTGTAAAGTCCACAGCGCCAATGCTTAGTTTGGCAGTGGTGGCGGCACTGAATACGGTAGTGGTGACAATCTTGATGTCGGTGATTTGAGCGCCAGCAGGAAGAACAAAAGCAGTTCCAGTCAAAGTGCCGAACACGACATTTGCGGACTGGCTAACTGTAGTAGCGCCCATGTTGCGAATTGTTCCGGAAGTTGTGCCGGTGGTGTTTTTGACAGTACCCAACAACCAAGGGCCAAGGTGAGTTGCGAATCCCATAATAATTCCTTTATGCAAAAGTCCCTACACCATCATTGCACTGTCCGCTGGGGCGGTTGATGTAGGTGAAAGCCCAGATACCTAGTTTATACACCACATTTAAACGCTGTACAAGGTTTAAACGCAAAAAAAAGGCCCCCGAAGGAGCCTTTCTTTCCAAGGGCATTAAGCGCCTTGTGCGCCCCACATTCCGAGGGGATCAGACCAACCGAAGCTATAACGCTCACGGGACTTGTAACGGACGTTGCCGGTATCAAAGTCGCCGTCCATGCTGTTAGACAGCGGGGTGCGAACGAAATGCTTCATGCCGTTTGGAACATCGGTGGTCAGGAACCAGCCGTTTGGATCGGTCAAGAAGTTGTTAACAGTGTAACCTTCAGAGACAGAGCCATTGTTCTTGATGGCGTTGATGTCGTTGTCGGTTGTGCCAACACGCAGTTCGGTTTCGAGCAAACGAGTTGCAACGAACTGAAGCTGTGGAGGAACAATCAACTTCTTGGGCTTGGCGGCGATCAACAGATCACGCTCGTCAGTCCACTGTTGGATTTGGATGATGGCGGCTTCCAAGGAAGTCTCATTCAAATCTGCGGCGGTTGACTGGGTGTTGCTGTTGGTTCCACCAGAAACCAAGGGGTGGTTGGTTGCAAACAAAGGCACACCGTCACCGCCGTAATAAGCGGCTGAGTTGGTGAAACCGTTGTTCAACACGGCGGCGGCTTTGACCTGTTTGGTGTAAGCCATTGCACGAGCCAAAGCCTTGGTGTAACGAGCAGACAGGCTGTCGTACAAGTTGTCTTCGATGGCCTCTTCGGTCAGCGAAAAACCCAGAGCAATGGTTTCGTGGTTGTAACGTGCTGTAAACGCCTCTTGAGCATTGTCATAAGCGATGGCTTGGCCTTCGTTCTTGACAGGTGCGGCAGAGAAGCCGGACAGCTTGGTTTCTTCTTCAAAAGAACGCTCTGAAGTCTCAGTTTCATAAATTTCTTTATGTTGCTGACCATACGTTGCGTATTCCAAACCGAACAAAGCGTTCAGTCCGGGGAGCAGTTCTTTGAGTAGTTGCGCACGGGAAATAGCCATTTAGATGCTCCTTTAAGCGGCGGTTACTACGTTCGTAGCAGACGTATAAGTGTGAACGCCAAAATTGAATTTGACGATCACCTCTGTAAACGAGCCAGAAGCGTTGACGGTTTCTGGAACCACATCAACAATGCGGAAAGGCAAAGTTGTGGTTGAACCAGTCGAGTTGTACACACCTTCTTTAGAGTCGCCAGAGGTAGTGCTACCAGCGGTCAAGAAGAAAGCCACGTTTTGACCAACAGCCGCACGGGTCAAGCCACTGACTGCTGTCGAGGTAGACAGCACAGCAACTTTGTACAGGGTGTTGGGATCGTCGGCAACAATACCAACGGCATCAGAGGCGACAGTGCCACCGGGCCAGTATTGAGCGAAAATCTTTTGGTTGGTTGATGGGTTTGTGTAAGAACAACCCAAGAAAACGCCGACTGCATCAGTAGCGGAGGTAGTGCCTGTGGCGGCTCGGCTCAGAGTACCACCAGTGTTCAGACGGACAACATCACCTGCAAAGATAGATGTGCCAGAGCCTGAAGCAATGGGAATATTACGAGTAGAACCAGCAAAGACCTGACCGCCGATCAGATTGATCGGTTGAAAGCCGTAAGGGCCTGAGACGGTAGGATACGCCATGAAAAAACTCCAAAAAGTTTAAAAGCCTTTGCCAAAGGTTGTCGAAGACTTGCCTTCTTTGAAAAGGGGCATCCTCGCATCGCTTTGACGCATAAAACTGTTGTCTACAGCATCCGTCTGAGCTTGGGTCTGTCGAGCGTAATACGCCCGTCTTTGAGCCGTGAACTCTTTTGGAGTCTTGCAAAGCAACAATCCGGTGATCTCGATGTTGTCTTTGTATCGACTACCGGGATCAACTAACAGTTGGAACTTGGGTTGTTCTTCAATTCCTACAGGTTCCCAGCCCTCACGCAACATTCTCGAAACATTACGGGGGTCTGCGTAACCCAGAGTTGCAGTACGCACCCAGTGATAGTCGTAATCCGGGTGCTTATCAGGCTCCGGCAAGAGTTCCGCTGGCATCCACTGCTTTGGACGTTCATGGGTTGCTCTTGTATCGACATCACGGCTTAAACGGTTTATTTCAGTCTTTGTCATTTCAAATCTCCAGTTTTAAAACTTCTTTGGCGTATTGCTCGGGGGTGATTCCAAGTTTTCGGGCGAGATCAACTTGGGAAGGCTTCAGCTTCAATTTCTTTGAGGCCGTGCTTCTTGAGGCCGGAGCTACGACAACGCTCGGTTTCGTACGAGCGGGAGGTTTAGAGTCGATTTCGACTTCCGTTCCTTCGTCTTCCTCGAATCTTTCGGGGAAGCGTTTGCGCATTGTTGCGTCAATGCGCCTGTAATACTCATCAGTTGTGGCATAGCCAGCACCGTTTTCAGCAACGAGTCTTTCGTGTGTACCCATTGCCAAAGCTCGCATTTCCGAGTCTGAATCAATCCAAGAGTTACGCTCTCGCCATTTCTCAAACTTCTGGTCACGAGTCGGCTGTTTAGGCCGTTGGGGCGTTTGTACCACAAATTCTTCTTCCTGAACAGGCCGGTTTTTAAAATTATGTTCAGCCGTTTCTGCTTGGGAAATGGACATCTTGGCTTCAGTCATTGCTTCCTGAGCTTCGATAATCTTGTCTGTGTCGCCTGATTCGTACGCATCCCGATACTCACGCTTGGCCTTTTCAAGGGCGGCATGGGCATTGGATTTGATGGAATTGATTGCAAAGCTTTCAGTGTTGTTTACACGCCCTTTGAGGGCTTTGTTTTCCTCAAAAAGCTTTTTGGCAACCTGTATGGCCTCTTCACGCTCACGGTCAGCGGCTTCTTTCGCCCTTCGTTCATCGTGGTAGACCTTTTTGAAGGCGGCAATCTTTTGCTTGGCGGCGGCTGAATACTCATCCAACTCGTCTTTGTCCAATTCCTCTACAAACTTGGGGTCTGAGGGGGTTTTGCCACGGTCTTCTTCAGGGGTGTCATCCTCGATTTCAATCTCCAAGTCAGCTGGGTCTTGCTCATCGGGGAACTTGTATTCTTCGCCTTTGTATGTACTCATGTGCGCTCCTTATTTGCGTTTGATGCCACGGGGGTCTTCCACAGTGCCTTCAACGGAGTCATCGTTGATGATGCGAAATTCTTTGCCGTGGATAACAAGCCGGGTTCCGGCGTGGGGGCGAACAAGAATGAAGTCGCCTTCTTTGCACCAAGGGCCATTGGGAAAGCGCTTTTCGTCCTTGTAACAATCAGGGCCAAGCTTGACCACAAACAGCACAGTGGTCAGCGTTTCCTCGTTTTGCACAGTGAGTTCGGCTTTGATGATGCCGCTCTCGTACTCCTTCTCCTGCTCTGGGATGGCGCACAGAATGCGGTATCCAGAAGGATTGGGGAGTTGTTTTGCCTTTTCTTCGTGGGTCAAAGGTGCAACCTCTTTCAATGCACTTTCTTCTGCCAGCCTCGTGCCGACACTTGAGAAGTCATTCATTAAATCTCTCCGATTTTTGTTTTTGGTCTAATACGAATTCCCGTGCAATCAGCAGACCCCGAATCTGACCGCACGTTGCTTTGTATTCCGACAGGTCACTTACGTTGCCTGTGGCTACAAAATCTCGTAATTGATAAATTTTGTCGTCAATATTTTTAACAATTACGTCAAAGTTATCCATCATTCACCTGTCGTTGGTTTTGTTGGGGGTTTGTTTTTTGCGTCATGCAGTTTGAACAGCGACTCTCTGTTTAAACGGTCTTTGGAAGAGGCCATCTCGTAGCCCAATCGGTGACCGCCAAGGTTGAGTTTTTCCTGTTCTGCTTCTGCTTTTTGAGCCAAAGTCGCCTTTTCGTGGGCAATCTTGACTCCCAGCTTGTGTCCTTCCAAGCTGGTTTGTGCTTCCAATTTGGCTTCTTCGACCTGCAATTGAGCCTGTTTGAGGGCTGTATCTGCTTCGTCTTTTGCCATTTTTCGTTTGATTTCTTCGCCCTTGAGTTGCAATTCCTGCATCTGCATTTGGATGATGGGGTCTTGCTGTTGCTGGGCAATTTGCTGTTGAGCGGCTTCTGCTTGGTTCTTTTGAAGCAATTGCTGGCTGGCTTGCGCTACCAGACGGGCGATCTGGACTTCGTACTCCTGCGGCAGTTCGTCATCGTCCTCCGCCATATAAGGCAGGGGAGCGCCAATCTGCTGTTCAATCTGCTGACGGTACTGGAAGCCAAAATGCTCCGCAATGTGCGCCTGAAGACCTGCGGTAATTTGCTGTGCGTTGGGGCTTTGACCCACAATTGCCGCCGTCT